GGCGGCGCGTTCCCCGACGTCGTCCTACCGGCGACGGAGACAACCGCGATGGGGCTCCCGCCGTTCGGTCGCGGGGTCGCGCTCCTCGCCAACGCGATCGCCGGCACACAGTGGCACGCGCGGCGATGGGACCCGACGCTAGGGGTCGCGGTCCGGCTCGCCGACCAACCATCGGTCCTCGTCGACCCCGACCCGATGACCGACCCCTGGCAATACCGGTGGTCGGTCGCTGAGGACCTAATCCTGTACGGCAACCACTTTGCGCTGTTCGGGGACCTCGATTGGCGAACACTCCGACCCGGTTGGTTGGTACCGGTCCCCGCCGACGACGTGTGGTTGGTGATTGACCCCGAAACCGGCGCCTACACGTTCACCATCGGTGGGGAGATGTTGGCGCCGGACGAACTGCTGCATATCTCCGCCGGCAACCGGTCCGGCGAGGTCCTGGGGCGCGGGGTCCTTCGCCAGTACGCGGAATGGTTGGGTGGCGCGGTCGCCGCGGAACTGCACGCCGGCTCCTACTTCGCCGGCGGCGCGCTCCCGCCGGCGGTCCTGCAGTCGCCGACCGTCCTGACGCAGGCACAGGCGGACGACCTAAAGGACAAGTGGCGTGAGATGACCTCGACGCGGGAACCGGTGGTCCTCCCCAACGGCTACGTCTTGACTCCGATCGTCTCCGACGCGGAGTCCGCGCAACTGGTCCAGTCGCGGACGTGGAACGCGCAAGCCGTCGCGATGATGCTCGGAATTCCGTCCTACAAGTTGGGGCTACCGGGCGCCACGATGACCTACCAGAACATCGAGTCCGCGGACATTGAGTTCGTCCGCGACTCCGTCGACCGGTACGGCGGACCGATCATCGCCGCGTTTACGAAGTGGCTCATGCCGCGCGGGACCGACGTCGTCTGGGACTACTCCGGACGGATGCGCGCCGACGCAAAGACGACCGCCGACGTCCTGACCGAACTCACGAACGCCGGCATCGTCACGATCGACGAGGCGCGGTCGGTCCTGGGCCGGCCACCCCTCGAGGCATCGACCGACGAAGGACAGACACCCGCCGACATTCCCGAACTCACACCCGCGGAGGTTCCCCAATGACCGAACTCCTCATCAACCGCGCAACCGGTCCGCTCGAGACGGTCGGCGACGGCTGGACCGTCGACGGACTCGTTGTCCCCTACGAACGCGAACAGGAGGTCTCCGACGACGGCGGCGCCACGACGTACGTCGAATCGTTCGCCGGCGGCGCGTTCGCCCGTGACGTCGTCAAGGGTGGCCGGTGGGTCAACCTCATGATCGGACACGCCGGCGACGACGGCGACCGGTACCTAGGTCGATGCGTCGGACTGCACGAGGAACGCGCCGGCTTGCGCGCATCGTTCCGGCTCGACCGGTCCAACCCATCGGCGGAAGCGGCGCGCGCGGGCGAACTCACCGGATGGAGCGTGTCCGCGCGCGTCTACCGCTCGAGGTCGACGATCCGGAACGGCGTCCGGTACGTCGTCCGCGAGGTCGCCGGCATCTCCCATGTCGCGGCGACCCCGCGACCGCAGTACGCCGGCGCCGGCGTCACCGTCGCGCGCGATCACGAGTTGATCGACGGCGGAACCGCGACCCCGCGCCGCGACGAACTGCGCGCCTACCTAGACGGACTCACCCGACGCGCCTAGCGTGCGGAGACGTGTCCCCTACCGCCGAGAATGACGCGCCCGACTATCGGTGTGTCATGTGCGGGGAGCGCGCTACGCACTTCACGTCGTTGGCCGGTCAAGCACAGACGTTCTACTGTGCCGACCACGCCCCAACCGCCGAGAAAGACGCACCCTATAGGTGACGTCGCACGCTCGACACGCTCGCCCGACGCGCGTAGCGTCGACCGCGACCTAGAGCAGCCACCCGGCGCCCGGATCACCAGCCACCCGACCACTCGCGTTAACTCGCGGACGTCAACGAGTCGCCACCCTGGGGTCTGACAGATAGTGGGCGAGCCGCCACCCTGCCATCGCCGCATCTATGCGCGCCGTTGGGAGTGGCACCCATGCCCGGTTCATACCTCACCCGGCTGAACACGCAGTTTGACGAAATCCGCGACGGGATCGAGACGGTACTCACCCGCGCCGCGGAGGAGGACCGCGACGTCTCCGACGCGGAACAGGCACAGGTCGACCGCGACCGGTCACGCCTCGACGAACTGCAGTCCGCCATCACGCACTACTCCGCGCTCGAGACACAAGCCGGCGACGTCCTCACGCTTCGCCGGTCGGTCGCCGACCGGACGCCGGCACAACGGACCACGTCGACCGACCCGCCGCCGGAGTACGACGTCGCCGCGGAGTTCCCTTCGCCGGCTCACTACGCCATCACGTTGCATCGTGCCTGGGCGCTCCGCGACCCCGACGCGATCGAACGGCTCGAGCGCGCGACCGCTCACCAGAAAACGACCGACAACCCCGGACTGATTCCGCGTCCCATCCTGGGACCCGTCATCCAACTCATTGACGCGGGTCGCCCGTTCATCAACTCCTGTGCGCGGCGCGGACTGCCGACCGGCAAGTTTGACCGGCCACACGTCACGCAACATGTCGCGGTCGCGAAGCAAGCCGCGGAGAAAGACCTCACCGCGTCACAGGTCATGAAAGTCGACCTCATGCCGGTAGCCGCGTCGACGTACGCCGGCCATCTCAACATCAGCCGGCAAGACGTCAAGTGGACCTCGCCCGGAATCCTGCAGTTGGTGTTCGACGACTTCGCCGCGATCTATGCGCAGGTGTCCAACGCGGACGCCGCAACGCAGTTCATCGCGTCTATCGCCGCGTCCGCGTCGGTTCCCGCCGGCGACGGGTCCGCCGCGGAGTTCGCCGCCGCCGTGTTCGCCGCGGTCGGCGACACGATCGGACAGGGGGTCGGATTCCCCGACACCCTGTACCTCTCGCCGGACGTGTGGGCATCCATCGGTGGGATGACCCTCATGCCTGGGGGGGGCGCCGCGTTCCCATCCATGTCTGTGACCGGAACCGGTGGCGGACCGATGGGCCTCGCGACCGTCGTGGATCACAACTTCCCCGCCGGCACAGCCGTCATTGGACCCTCGAGGTTCAACGAATGGTATGAGGACGTCGACGGGATCATGCAGGTACAGGAACCGGACGTCCTGGGCCAACTCGTTGGGTACGCCGGCTTTGGCGCCTATATCAACGTTGCGCCCGAAGCGTTCACGAAGTTGACCGGCCTCCCGCCGGTTGTCACGCCGTAGGGAAGTCGCCGGACCGATGACCCTTACGCTCGAGGAAGTCCGCGCCTACGTACAGGTTCCCGCGACGACCCTGTCCGACGAGGACCTAACGCGCATGTTCGACACAGCGAAAATCGACCAAGCGCAACGTTGCAACTGGCCTGGTTCCGGCGACATGCCGCCGGCGCCGCAGCCGGCTTCCTTAGAGCAGGCTCTACTCCGTCGTGTCCAACGGGAGATAGCGGCGCGCAATCTCCCGTTGGGCATGGTGGGACTCGACGCGTCGGAGTACGGACCCGAACGGCTCCCGTACTTCGACGCGCTCGTTGAGGAACACGAACGCGCCTATCGGGTGCAGGTTCTCGGATGAGTCTCGCCAACGGTTCCGCGACGAGGTCGACGACCTCGCAGGGGACGCGCGCCGGCATCGTCGCCGCGCTCGCGACCCTCAACGGCGTCACGGCGTATCCGACCGTTCCGGATCAAGCGACCGCCGGCGCCGCGTGGCCGAAGTGGGTCCAGACCAACTACGCCGGCCACCTGTGCACTCTCACGCAGGACACCTATGACGTCCTCGTGACCCTGCCGGCGGCATACGTCGCGACGACCGTCGACCAAGGGGACGCGTTCCGCGACGTCGTCGCGCCGGTCCTGTTGCGCCTGGGCCGGCTCGAGGTCGCCGAACCGGTCAACGTCACGTTCAACGACAAACAGACCATGCCGGCGCTCCGGTTCCGGCTCGTCGTCACCTGAGGAGAAACCGCGATGACCGCACCCGAACCGGAAGTGTTCAACCTGGGACCCGGCTCGCTCAAGATCGGCGCGACCGGTACGGAGATTGACGTCTCATGCCTTGTCAACAACGCGGTCCTGGCCGCGGACAAGGACGAAGGCGACTCGACCACGAAACTGTGCGGGATCACCCGTCCGGGCGCCGTGTCCTATACCTACTCGCTCGCCGGCAACGTCGACACGGACATTGCGGACGACGCCGGCCTGTTCGCGCTCTCGCAGTCCGCGAAGGGGACGCAGCAGTCGTTCACGTTCACGCCGAACACGGACGCCGGCACTGTCGCGACCGGGGTCCTCGTCATCGACCCGTTGGACTTTGGTGGAGACGAGTCCGGCCAACCGATGACGTCGGACTTCGAGTTCTCGCTCGTCGGCGACCCGCAGTTCACCTACGCGCCGGCGACCCTGTCCGCGCCGGTCGACGAGGTCGCATGACGGGCGCGGAGTTCACCCTCGAGGGTGCGGACGCGTTCGCATCCTCACTCGACGCCGCCGCGCGCGACCTCGAGGTTATGGCGCCGGAGGACGCCGGACGGATCGTCGCGCAACGTGCGTCGGTCGGCGCGCCGAAGTTGACCGGCACCCTCGCCCGGTCCATCACTGCGCAGACGGCGCCGGCGACGGTCCTCGTCGGGTCTGACCTCGAGTACGCGCCCGTACAGGAGTTCGGGTCCGGCGCGCACAACATCACCGCGCAGCCGTACCTCATTCCGGCGCTCGAGAACTCCGCCGCGCAGGTCCTCGAGGCGTACACGGCGGAAGCGGACAAGGTCATGGCACAGGTACACGGAACCTAGGAGGCGCGCCGATGGGACAAGTTCAACTCCGGTCACCACGGGTCACCGTCGTCCGTGACGGACACGACCCGCTCGAGGTCCAAACCGACAACCGCGACCTAGTCCTATGGGACCTCACCCGCGCCCGCCACAAGTGGCCGAAGTTCGACGAGGCGCCGTTCGTGTGGCTCACGTTCATCTCCTGGGCAGCCGCGCGACGTACCGGCGCGATCCCCGCGGACCTCACCTATGAACGTTGGCGAGACGAGGTCCTCGAGGTCACGACCCCGGACGACGACGAGGACGACGAGATGGGCGCGCCGTTTTCGACCGGGGACACGGGCGAGGTTGGTGATTGAGGTCGCCGTCGCGACACAGACGGCGCCGCGCGATTGGTGGGAGGAACCGGACGAGGTCCTAGCGACCGCGATCGACGTCCTCGAGAAACAGGCGGAACGGGTCAAACGACGGAGGTAGCGGCATGGCCGGCACTGTGACCCTCGTCGTCAAGATGGTCTCCGACGTCAAGGACGCGACAAAGGGGTTCGACGAACTCGAGTCGAAGTCGTCGAAGATGCGGAAAGGGTTGTCGACCGCGGCGACGGTCGCGACCGGCGTCCTCGTCGGTCTGGGCGCCGCCGCCGTGTCCGCGGCGAACGCAGCCGCTGAGGACGCACAAGGACAAGCCGTCCTCGCGAACGCGCTCAAGAACTCCACCGGCGCGACCGACGCGCAGATTGCCTCAACCGAAGATTGGATTAGCAAGATGGCAGCCGCGACCGGGGTCGCGGACGACCAACTCCGACCCGCGCTCGCGACCCTGGCACGCGCGACCGGCGACACGGCGAAGTCACAGGACGCGCTACAAACCGCGCTCGACGTGTCCGCGGCGACCGGCGCCGACGTG